AGCACGTCACCGGGCTTGGGCATCTCGATCTGAGTGCCGATGTGGCGGTGGTCGGTGGTGGCGGTGATGGTGTGGAGCATGGGTTACTCCTGGTCGTAGGTGGTGATGGTTTCAATGAGGTTGCCGTCACCGTCGAGTTTGTGGATCTGGCGCGCGTTTTGCTTTGGAGGTGTTTGGATAGTTGCTTCCAGGCTGACCAGTCCGTCTGGCATGTGCACGTTGGTGTCGCCTTGGTTGAAGATGACTTGCTGGGGCTCAACGGTCACGGGGGCCTGGTTGACCGTGATTTGTGCGGGCTCAACGGTCACGGGGGCCTGGTTGACGGTGATTTGTGCAGGCTCGATGGTGACCTGGGCCGGCGGCTGGCTACCCATTGCGGCAAGACCTTTGCCCAGTGCCTCTAGGCCTTTTCCCGTGGCAATCAGCCCGGCTGCGGTGGCCTGGGAATTTTTGTTAGCGGGGCTGTTTTCGTCGTCCTCGGGCTTGCTGTTTGGCGCGCCGCCGTCGGTGGCCTGCTGCGGGCTGCCGGGGGGCAGCACGTAGATGCCGTCTCGCTTTTCGGCGGTGGTTTCTTTCACGCGCTGCTCGTGCTTGCGGTCCCAATCCACTCCATCGAATGCGATGCTTTCGGCCTGTTTGGTGCTGATGCCCAGCTCGACGCGCATTTTGGCGGCGGTGACTTCTTTCACGGGGTCGATGCTGCCGGGGCCATCACCCGTCCAGATTGCGCTGCACCAGGCGGCACGCACCACCGGGTCGGCAAAAAAGCCGGGGGCGCTGATGCGGCCTGCGGCCACTTCGTCGGCCAGCCACAGGTCGAACACGGGCTGACACATGGTTTTGGCGAGCAGATCGCGCTTGCCACGGAACGATTTGTAGGCCATGAGCAGGGCGGCGCGCGCGGCGCTGTAGCTGCTTTGGAAGTGCATGACGAGTACTTCAAACGGCATCTCAAGCGCCATGCCGATCTGGCGGACCATGGCTGTCCAGAATGGGTCAAACGCTGGGTTGGGGCGGCCGGGTGCGGGGCTTTCGATGCTTTCGCCGGGCAGCAGGTTGATGGCTTTGCCGCTATCCATCTCGCCGCTCCATTTGCTGGCCGCGCCGATGATGGCCTCTTGGCTGTCTTCGTCGTAGATCGATTGGAAGGCTTCTGGATCCATGCGCACAAAGGTGACCAAGGCGCTGCTGACCACGGCTGCATTTAGCTCGGCATCACTCCAGCGGTTGAGCTGCTTCAGGGGCTCCAGGATGGGGGCCACCCAGGGCACGCCGCGCACCTGGCCGGGGCGCAGGGGTTTGAAGATGTGCAGCAGGTTGCGCCGGCCGGTGCTGTTGCCACGGAATGCGACGCGGGTCCAGTCGTTGGCGGCGGTGATGTTGTACGCACCGGGGTGGCGGCGGGCAACGTGGCAGGCCAGGGCTTCGCCGGTGGCGGGGTTGATTTCGATGCCGTCTACCAAGCTGTCGGTGTCGGGCTGGCGGCTGGGGTTGCACACGCGGTCGGCCTCTACCAGCTGCAAGGCCAGCTGAGGCACACCCTGGCGGGCGACGATGGGGGTGAGCACGAAACAGTCGCCGCTCTCCAGATGGCTGCGAAAGGCGAGCTCTTGCAGGCCGTAGAAGTCGAGCTGGCGGGCCATGTCGCAGTCGGGGCTTAAGGCCCAGGCGTTGAAGCGGCGCTGGGTGCTGGCCTGCCAGGCTTCGGCCTGCTCAGCGGTGAGGCCCAGGAATGGGCCGTCGATGGCTGGGGTGTACGCCAGGCCGGTGCCGATGGTGTGGCTGACGACTGTGTTTAGCGCGCCCAAGGCGACGGGGGCGTTGCGCATTTGGTCGCGGCTGCGGGCGCGCAGGCGGGGCAGGTCGCGGATGGTGTCGGCATTGGCGCTGCCGGCCTGGGGTTGCCAGCGGCTGAGCTGGGCCAGATCGGTGCGGCCGCCGGTGTAGCCGCCTGACAGGGCCATTTGCGTGCGGGCCGCGTGCCGGCGCTGGGCCATTTGGGGGGCCACCCAGGCGATGGCTTTGTCGAGCACGTTGGGCTCAACGAGTGGAGTGATGGGGTTTTTGGCCATGGCGGGGTGTGGGGGTTTCGTCAGCGGACGATGACGGTGCGGCTGCGGCCACGCCCGGCGGCCTGCACGGTGAGCTGGCCTACCCGGTCGTTCCAGATGGCGATGCCTTTTTGTATGGCCTCCAGATCGGCGCGGGTCATGCGGCGGCCCGCGATTTCATAGGCCTGGCCGGAGAGCACGGCGGTTTCGGCGGCCAGGTAGGCGGTGAGCTGGGCCTGGGCTTGTGCAATGGTGATTCCGGCCATGGGGTGCTCTGGGCTTGGTGCTTGGGTGGGTTTTCGGGCGCGCTAGGGTGGGAATGTGGCAAAGGGTGGGTGTTTCAAATAGGGCAAATTGAGACAAGCGGGCTGGCTAGCTGAAGCGGCCGCCGCCGGTTTTCATGAGGCGGTAGAGGGTGGCGCGGCTGATTTGGTGTTGCTCGGTCAACTGGCGCTCGGACACAGCGGGGTCCAGCGCGGCCAGGAACAAGGCGCGGCGCTTTTCAGGGCTGTGGTGTTTGATGCCTTTGGGCAGGTAGTGGCGGCGGCCGCCGTATTGGCTTTTTACCTGGCGTTCGATCTGTTGCATAAGCTCGGGCGGGATTGGATTGGGGAGGGATTGGGAAACCAGTTGCAGGGTGAGCAGCACGAGGTCGGCGGTTTCGCCGTCGTCAGTGGCCTGGGCGGCGGCGGGCAGCAGGGTCATGCTGAGCGGGCTTTTGCCAGGGTGTCGCGCAGGGCGCTGTTGAATTCGCCGCTGAGGCGGGCGTCTGCCTCCCGCTGGGCAACGCCGTAGAAGTCGAAGCGCTTGCGGTAGCGCACGTCGCGCACGAAGATGACCACCGGCTCGATGCGCCGGCCGAGCGCAAAGAAGGTGCGGCGGTAGATGCCGGGCAGCAGGGGGCCACGGGCGCCGGGTTTGATGTAGACGTATTCGAAGCCGGTTTTCTTTCGGGTGCCCTGGCGGCGCTTTTTGCGGCCGGCCTCGCCCATGTTCTGGGTGCTGCCGGCGGTGAGTTCGGCGGCGTCGAACCAGCTGAGTATCTGCCGCAGCTCGCCCACGGACTGGTTTCCATAGGCGTCGATCTTGGCGCGCGCGCCGGGCACGGCAAACCAGCCAACGGGCATGGCGCCGACTTGCCGCAGGGCCTGCTCGAAACGCTTGCGGTTGCGCCGCCCGCCTTCGGTTTGGAATTGCAGGTACTTGCCGGCGGGGGTTTGGCCGGGGCCGAGGTCTTGGAACCGAACGACGCGGCCAGAAACGTCTTGTATGGCAGCGATGTTGAAGCCGACCGCTGCCGCCGGCTTGGCTGCGGTGGCGGCCACGTAGCGCAGCTGGCGCATGGTGTAGGGGGTGGGCCTGTCAAAGACCTGGCGGGCGTGCTCCTGCACCTTGGTGCGCACATGAACGGCTGTGCGGGTGAGGGCGGTGGCGGCGGTGGCGTTGAGGCGCCGCTCGCTGAGGTTTGCAAGGGTTTTCTTCAACTCATCGAGGCCGGTCACGCGGATGGTCAACATGGTCTGGCCTTTTTTGTTCAGAAGCGGCCTGTGCGCTTGGCCAGGCTGATGCGGCTGTTGGTGACGGTAGGGGTGGCCGGCTGCTGGGCGGGCTCGGGAGCGGTAAACAGGTCGGCCGAGGGCTGGAACTTTTGCTCGCGCCGGGCCCAGCCGGTTTCGCGGTAGGTCTGAATGCCCATGTGGCAGGCAGCGGCGTAGGCGTAGACCATGCAGTCGCCGCCCTCCTCTCGGTGGCCCTGGGGGGTGATCCAGCGCATGCTGGGCTTGCCTTGCACCACCACCGGCATGAGGCGCGCGGCGGTCATCTGCTCGAATTCATCGGTCATGCTGTAAGCCTTGGGCACGTGCACATAACCCGGCCCCACGGTGGTGATGCGCATGCGGCCATAGAGCAGGTGTTTGGCGGTGTCGGTGCCCACGGGCCAGAGCTTGACGCCGCTGCGCACGGTGGCGCCGCGCCAGTTCACATCAACCGTACTCGGCCGGCCGATGATGGGCTTGCCGTACTGGCTGGCCCCCTTGACGGCGAGCACCTGGGCGTGCGCGTGGTTGCGGCAGTAGGTGTAGACGGCGTGGGTGTTGTGGCCCCCGGTGTCGATGGCGGTGGCTTCAATGCGCATCTGCGCGCCGCTGGCGTGTGGCAGCGGGGTGCGACGGATTTCGGTGAGTCGGGTCCACGGGCTGCCCTCGGTGCCTTCGTCGAGGTTCGGGTCGCCGTAGATGATGTGGCGATCCACCAGCCAGCTTTCTTCACCGCGCCCGTAGGCGTACACGCGGGCCTCCAGGCGGTCGGGCTGGGTGTCGGTGCCCATGGTGAGCATGAGGCCGCCGCGCGGCACGATGCCGGTTGGGTAGTCTTCGGCGCGGGCCTGCAGGCTTTTGCTGTCGGCGCCAGTGCCTTTTTCTTCCCAGGTCTCGGCCAGCGAGCTGTTCAGGAACTTCTTGAGCGGCGAGCTGTTGCCGGTGCGCTTTTCTTTCTGCGCGTTTTCCCATTCCTCGACCAGCGCGCCCCAGCTGCGCCAGCCCAGCGGGCTGTAGAGCTTGTTGAGCCAGAAGCCGGCGCGCTTGCCCTGGCCGGCGCCGGGCGCCTCGGCAATCCACAGGCCATCGCGCAGCATGCTGTTTTTGTGATGCTCTTCAATGGCGGCGCCGCAGTGTCGGCACACGTAAACGGCAGTTTCTGGCCGGGCTTCGCCGGTGGCGGTTTTGAGCCACTTGATGCCGAAAGCTTCGGTGGCGCCCCACATCAATATCTGATGCTGGCCACAGTGCGGGCAGGGCACGTGGTACTTGCGGCGATCGCTGGCCAGATATTCGGCCTCGATGATGCTTTGGCCCTTGATGTTGCAGGTGCTGGCAATAATCAGCTTGCGGCGGCTGAAGTTGCTCATGCGCTCTTCCAGCAGGCCCAGCGGCGGGCCCTCGTTGTCCACATCAGCCGGCCACTTGTCCACCTCATCGGCTACCGCAAAACCCAGCGGCTTGGAAGCCAGCGAGGCGGCGCTGTTGGCACCGGCAAAGAACACGGTGAAACCGCCATGAATGCTGCGGCTGCGCCAGCTGGTGGATTCGTCGCGGCTTTTCCGAACCGCCACCTTGCCGTGCATGGCTGGCGTCTGCATGATGGTGGGCAGGAAGCGCTGGGCGCTGTGGTCTTGCGCGTCTTGCAGCGTGGGCTGCACCATCATCATGTCTTGCGGGTCGGTGTGGATCCGCTGCATCACTGAGTTGTAAAGCACCTCGCTTTTGCCAAGCTGCGTGGCAAAGAACAGCACCACCCGCTCGTAAGGCTCGTGGCTGCTGGCGCAGCGCATGGGCTCCACCAGGTAGGGCGTGCGCTCGTTGCGCCACTGGCCGCGCTCTGGGCCTTTGGCAATGTGGCGAAACTTGCCCGCCCATTCGGCGGTGTCAATGCGCGGAGGCGGCGCGAGAAACTGGCGCTTGATGCTGGCCAGCAGCTCAATGGCGCGGCTGGCATCGGTGGGTAGATCGCGCGCACTCATTCAAACGCCCCCTCGATGTTGGTGAGGTGATCGGCCGCGCCGGCCAGCTGCATCAGCGCCTGGTGAATCTCGGCGTGCAGCAGGTTCTGCACCGCGGCCGGGTCAGACTCAGCGGCCAGCAACGGCGCCATGCGGGCGGGAATCTGCAGCATCGCGTCGCGCGTGGTGGCGTAGTCGGTGGAGAGCGCGGCCTGCACCGCCGAGAGCCTAATCTGCTCGCGCCGCAGCCGGGCTTCGTCCATCTCGGCCATGTTGGCTTCAGCAATCTCCCGCCGGGTGCGCGCCATGTCCCGGTCTTCGTCGGGCCTCTCGGGAAAGTCAGGCATCGCCCCACCAAAAACTGGCACTCCGTGAAAGCTGATCGGCTGCGCGGGCGACACCCAGGCGGCCGGCTCAGGCAGCGGCTTGCGGGCGGCCACGTTTTGCCGAGCCTCCCGCCAAGCCTGGGCAGCAGCCACCGAATCCACCGGCATCCCCTGCCCTTTGAGCTTGGTGACCGACGCCGGCGACAACCCCAAAGCCCGACCCAGCGCCGCCTGGCTCATGGCTTTTCCCTGTGGTCGTTCACTGTTCACCATGCACCATTCACCCTTTACCAAACCCATGCACTAGCCCAACTTCGCGGTTCGAATTACCCCCAGTTGGCACACATGCGGAAGGACCCAGACCGGGGGGTGCTGGCTCACCTTCCCGCACCACCACGCCCCGCCGCGCCAGCCAGCCCACGCGAGCAGG